CCAGAGGGTGACAGCATCGCGTGGAACTTCGCCGAGTTCGCCGGTCGCTACGGCGGCGCGGGCCTGAGTGCCGAGGCCAAGGTGGTCCGGCTCGCCACGACGGAGCAGCTTGCCAGCATCGCCGCGCTCATCGAACTCCTGCACGTCCCGAAGGAGGACCAGGACAAGTGGCTGGACAAGGCAGGCGCGTCGGCCTTCGCCGAGTTGGATGAGGTCAAGGCGGTGAAAATCCTTTCGTTCCTGTCGGCCAAACTCCCCAAGTAATTCAACCCACACCACACCATGCAATTCGCACCCCAAACAGAAGCCCAGATGCAAGCCGCGCGGCTTATCCCGAATGACACCGAATGTGATTTCGAGGTCATCAGCGCCGAGAACAAGGTCTCCAAGGCGGGCAATGAAATGATTGCCCTGAAGCTCTTGGTCTGGCACGGCGAGCGCGAGGTCCATGTCTATGACTACCTGATGCCGTCCATGCAGTTCAAGCTGCTGCACTTTTGCGAGGCGGCGGGCCTCACGGACCGCTACGCCAGCGGCAACCTCTCGGCCACGGACTGCCAAGGGAAGACGGGCAAGGTCGTGATCGGCATGGAGGATGCCAGCGGCAACTACGCCGCGAAGAACACGGTGCGCGACTACATCGGGCACCGGGAGACGAAGGTCGTGAAGGTGGGGGCATCGGCCCAGCCCGCGATGCCGGGTCGGGTGGCGCTGGTGAAGGCAGCACCCGCCGCCGCCGCCGCGAAGGGCGTGGAGGATGACATTCCGTTCTGAGGTGTGACCTTCCCCGACTACCTCGCCCGCCTTGAAAAAGCCAACCCGCGCCTATTCGCGGCCCGTGAAATCAAGATGACGCCCTCGGCCCTCATCGAGCAGCTCCAAGCCGCCTACCAAGCCGGGGCGAACCATGCCCCAGCGGGCGGGGGGAGCCTGTTCGATGAGATTTTCCCGCCGCTTCACAAGAAAGGAAAGCCATGAGCAACCCCACCTTCACCTCGGCATGGTTCGTCGCGCACGAAGCCGAGCGGCGCGCGAAGAAGGCCACGCAGCGTCTGGACCCGCCGCCTGCGAAATTCGATCTGCTTTTTAACCTGTCGGCGTCTAAGGACGAGGCCAAGTTGAACAAGACAGAACGCGCCTACCTCGCGCACTTGCGCTCGCTGTCGCCGCTGTGGATTGGAATCCAGAACATCACGGTCAAGATTGCGGACGACTGCCGCCTCACGCCGGACTTTTGTTTTGTCGGAGCCGACAAACAGCTGACGCTTGTGGACGTGAAGGGTTTCCAGCGCGAGGACGCTCTGATCAAGATGAAGGTCGCCGCGCGACTGTTCCCGATGTTTCGATTCGTGATTGTCACCAAGCAGGCAGGTGGCTGGCTGGTAAAGGATGTGGGCCCATGAGCATGACGTTCACCAAGCTCTTTTCGAGCATCACGGAATCCTCCATTTGGATGCAGGACGACCACACGCGCATCGTCTGGATTGCTATGCTTGCGATGGCCGACAAGCGCGGGCGGGTTTGGGCTTCGGTGCCAGGCCTTGCCAACCGCTCGCGCGTGCCGGTGGCGTCAGTGGAGCGCGCGATCAGCATCTTCCTCGCGCCGGACACCTACAGCCGCACAAAGGACAACGAGGGGCAGCGCATCGCTGAAATTGACGGCGGGTGGCGACTGCTGAACCACCAGAAGTATCGGGACATGAGGGACGACGAGGACCGGCGCGAACAGAACCGCGAGGCACAACAACGCGCGCGTGCGAAAGTCAGCAAACTTGCTGACAGTCAGCAACCGTCAGCCAACTCGTCAGCCAACTCGTCAGCCCAAGCAGAAGCAGAAGCAGAAGCAGAAGCTAGAAAGAGAGAGGGAAAAAGCGCCCCCCTTTCTGAACCGGAAGCCGAGCCGGAGCAACCGCCGGCGGCGGTCCGCCTCTCCGACATCCCCAAAGCGGAGGAGGTCGTGGCGCACGGGGCGTTGATAGGCGTCCCAGAAGCCGATTGTAGGGCTTGGCACGCCGAAAGGGTGTCCGAGGGGTGGGCAGACCGTTCCGGCCTCACCATCGGCAACTGGCGGGCCTTCCTGAGGGGCTGGCGCGACTCACGCAGAACCACTCCACCGACGGGAGCGAGACCCGAGGGGCTTTCGACCTCGGACAAGATTCTCGCGGACAAGGAGCTGGGGAGGGTGGAGACGCGCATCAAGGACATCTCGGGAAGCGTGGACAGCCATCGGGAGCTGTCGCAAGCAGACCGGGCCGAGCGCCGCAAGCTCAAGGATCGGGCGGAGGTGCTGAGGAAGCAGCTGGGGTTCAGCGTGTGAATGACTGCCCACCCCCAGGGAAGGAATCTTTTAGGAATTTCCGCGAAACAGGTTACCAACAAACCCCGACCTGTCTCCGTGAAAACCTAAAAAAGCTCATGTTCAACCATGAAAAACGGTAAAGTATCAATTCTGAGTCTGTCCGAGGAGATGGGCCTTCACCGGCACACGGTCAAAAAGTTGCTGGTGGGGGCTGGCCTTTACCCGCCGGCGAAGCATTCGCGCGCGGCGATTCTGGCCGCGCTCCAGCCAAAAGCCGGCGACAAAGAAGGCGACTCGATCAAAGAGCGGAAGACCTTCGAGGAGTGGCGCAAGCTCAAGCTGGCAAACGACGTGAAGGAGGGCGTGCTGATTCCGCGCTCGCTGGTGGCCGAGACGGTGCGGCGGCTGGCGGCAAAGTTCGGGGAGCTGCTGACGGCCAAGCTCGAGCAGGAGTATCCGGCGACCGTGGCGGGGCTGGACGTGCCATCGGCGCGCATCTATGGCAAGAAACTCAACGACCAGATTCGCGCCGAGGTGCAAAGCTGGGCAGGAGGGTGGAATGCGAGGTGACCCCATCTTCGAGGCGTGGACCGCCGCCTTCGCGCCGAAGGACCGCCGCCCGATCTACGAGTGGGCAGCGGACAACGTGACCCTGCCGCCTGTCCTCACGCGCAGCGGACGCTTCGACGTGACGACCTCCCGACACTTCGTGGCGCCCTTTGAGGCCATCGCGGATGACCGCGTGCGCGAGGTGAATGTTTGCGCTCCTCCGCGCTCGGGCAAGACCCTCATCGCTGACATCTCCATCCCGTGGTTCGTGGACGTGGCCGGCGCGTCGGTCCTCTTTGTCATCCAGACGGAGGAAATGGCCGCGAGCCATGCCGAGCTGCGGACTATGCCCTTGCTCAAGTCCGTGCCGGGCATTGCCGGGATGCTGCCACTCGACCGGCACAAGCAGCGCAACACGGAGATCCTCTTCACCAACGGCCTGCCCCTCATCATCTGCGGTCCGTCCATCAGCAACCTTCAGAACCGTGGCTTCCGCGTCGTCATCTCAGACGAGACATGGATTCTGGCCGAGAAGTATCCTGGCCGACTTGAGGAGGCCAAGAGCCGCCTTGGTGATTTCCTGCGGGAGGAGAACAGCAAGCTCTTATGTATAAGTCAGGGCGGCAAGGCCGGCGACGATTGGGACGCGCAGTTCAACAGCGGCACGCTTCACCAATGGGAAGTCGCCTGCCTCGGGTGCGGCCAATACTTCGAGCCGAGGTTCAGCGGGACGCGGGAGGACGGGACGCGCTGGGGCATCCGCTACGAGCAGGAGAAGAACGAGGCCGGCCAGACCCGACTGGCCCGCGCGCTGGAAACCATTCGCTTCGAGTGCCCGCACTGCTCCCATCCCCACCTCGACAACCCGCGCACCAAGGGACAATGGAACCTCTCGGGCCGATATAAGAGCGACCCCGCCGAGAGCCAGAAGAAGAAGAGTTACCACTGGGGCAACGTGATCGACTTCCCTTGGACGGAGCTGGTGGAGAAATGGCTGGCGGCGCGGGCGGCTGCTCACCTCGGGGCCGAGGTGCCGACGATTCAATTCATGCAGAAGCAGCTCGCCGAGTTCTATGACCCGGCCAAGGGCGGGCACGTCGAGAAGCTGCCCACCATCGCGCTGGAGCTGACGGCGGCGGGCAAGTTCTGGGACAAGCAAGACTTCATCTTCCTCACCGTGGACAAGCAGCTCGGACACTTCTGGGCACTCGTCGAGGCGTGGAGCAAGGAAGGCGAGAGCATGGTCCTCTGGGCTGACCGGCTGGAGACATGGCAGGACGTGGCGAACAAGCAGGCCGAGTTCAAGGTGCCCGACCAATGCGTCTTCGTGGATTGCGGCAACTGGCAGAGCGAGGTGTGGGCGGAGTGCGCGCGGCATGGGCACGCGACCAAAGACAAGAAATGGAAATGCTGGTGGGCCTTGAAAGGCAGCGCCTCGCCGGCCTTCACCACTCAGCGGAAGAATCCCAAGACCGGCAAGCTGGAGCCGGTGCGCCTGCCCTACACCTGGCCGGCGGACAAAGGCGACCCGTGCTTTGGGCTGGCGTCGGATGACCCAAGGCGGAAAGAACTGGCCGGGAAGGTTTGCCCCGTGGTGGGCTGGAGCAACCCGACCATCAAAGACATTTGCGGGAGCAGGCGGGACGCGATGATGCGCGGCAAGCTGGCGTTTGTCGGGAGCGGCGTCGGCCCGCATTTCAGCCGGCATCTCTTCGCCGAGGCCAAGCGACCGAGCGCGAAAGACCCCGGCAAGTTCACATGGGAAGTCATCGGCAAGAGGCCGAACCATCTGTGGGATGCGTGGTGTCAATCCGCCGTCGCCGCGAGCATGGCCGGCATCATCACCGCGTTCGGGTCGGAGTGAGGTCAGCCCTCCCGCTTTTCCCGTTCGGCGAGGGTTGCCTTACGTCCGGCAACGGTTGCCGTGCGTTCGGGTCTGGGAGGTATAGCTTGCCTGAGAGCCAGAGGCGTTCAACTGGAGCACAACCGTCGGTGCGATTCATGGTCAGTTCACCGCCGATGGAACTGTCGCCCGTGAATGGATTTTCGCGGATGAACCTCACTCCGTAAATCCAAACCCACAGCGGATGAGGGCAGCCGGGGACCAAATCCATGAAAACAATTTCAGGCGGCAAGGATGTGTCAACGCGGGGGAATTCTTTTGGCTCCCGAGTGGAAACAATTACAGATACCCCCTTGCAGTGTCGCTCGCCCATTTGAATCCCACAACACTGCTCCTTTGCCAAGCTGGGCGGCTCCGGATCGGGCCGCAGAGTGCCTCGCTGCCTCGCCGCTTTAGCCCGCTTTCGGTCTAAGGCGGTGGGTTCAACAAGCGCCGACCAGTCCACCTTGATGCTGTCCATCACCGGCGCGGTGTAGTCATCCGGCCAGAAGTCGAGCGCCTCGTTGAGCTGACAGCGATTGTCGTAGGTCATCCACACGTCGAGTGGGATCACATGGAAGTTGCGGCCTTTTTTCACGCCTTACCCTTCCTCTCCCGGTGCGACTTTAGGGCGGCCCGTTTCATGGATAAACGCTCTTTGTCCGTTCTGATGTAACCAATGCCAACGAGGTCACGGAAATGCCCTGCGACTTTCTGAAACGCCTGCTTTGTGACGCCTTCGGCACGGGCGATTTCAGCCATCGTCTTGCCATCGAAGACTGCCGGGCAAAGGCAAAACGCCGCTGCCTTCGTGCGTAGGCTGGTGGCTTGGTGCGTGCGCCCGCCAGTGACCCAGCACATCGCCATGAAAGCAAGTGAGTCCACGGGATGTTTCACGCCTTCCCCTTCCTTTCCCTGTGCGACTTCACCGCTGCGGCGCTCATCTTCTCCCGCGACTCCCGGCTGCGGAGGTTGGGAAGCAGCAGGGGCACGTCGTCAAGACCGAGCAGGTCGCGGAACTCGCTCATGTTTTTTGAGATGGCTTGCTTGGTGACGTTGAGCTTGCGGGCGAGCTGCTCGATGCGGGTGTCGTCGAAGAGTCCGCCGGAGATGACGAGCGCACCGGCATGAGCGCGGCGGGCGATGGCTTCTAGGTTCAACCGCTTGCCGATGAGCCAGGCCAAGCCAGTGCGCATCTTGTCCGCAGCGTCCTGTTGGCGGCTAGGCGGCTCCGGCTCGATGTCTTCCATCGGGTGACGCTGGGTGGCGAAGCGCGGGTCGGTGTCAATGTCGTAGTCGTTCCCGAGTCCGTCGCTGATCGGGTTGGCATCGGAGAGGAGCGGGCGGGCGGGTCGGCCCCGGCGTTTCGCGCGGATGGCTTCGAGTCCGCCGGCCTCCGCGATGCGCTTCCACCGACAGACGGTTTCGCGGGCGACACCGAGCTTCAGGGCTACGGCGGCTTGGGATGGGGCGGGCACTTTGGCCAGCAGTTGCAATGCTTGGAGGCGGCGGCGCTCCAGTTCGTAGATGCAAAGCATTTGCAAGAGTGAAGCGGACGGCGCGGCGGAGTGCAAGGCCAAAGTGTGACGGATTTAACTTTTCCCGCTGGTTGACTTCCGCCTCACAGGCACATGGCGACGTTCCGAAACTTCCCCGGCAAGACGCAGGGCTGGCTCGAGGTCGAGCTGGGCAAGGTGCTCGACGACCTCGCCAGCGGCAAAACCGTCGTGAGCAGCGGCGCGGGGGATTCCAACCTCACGGAGCGCAGCGAGGTTTCCATCGTGCGCCGGCGGGAGATGATTCTGTCCGACCTCTCGGTGCTCGACCCCGCCACCTACCCGCGCACGGAAGTCATCGGCGCTCGCCGGACCCGCCCCCGCTACTGAATCCCATGCCTCCCATCCTTGCCCCCAATGGTCGGCCCGCCCGTCGGGAGCTTTCGCAGCGCCACCCGGCGCAGCCCTCCGCCATCGGCTGGGGGCTTTACGCCACGCCCCAAAGCACGGGCACCAGCGACCACTACCGACCCCGCCACGCCGCCCTCGGTGGCAACCTAGACCGGCAGCTCAACGGCTACCAATGGCGGGAGATGCTGTCTTATTCGCGGCAGCTCTTCGCGCAGCTTGGCAACCTCGGCGGGGCCATCGTGCAGAAGGCGATTTACAGCGTGGGCGAGAGCTGGCGTCCGCAGTTCGCAGGGCAGGACCAGAAGTGGGGCGAGCAGGTGGAGGAATGGCTGGCGGAACGCTTCTACCCAGTGGCGGACGTGCGGGGCAACGGCTTCGACTTTGGCACCAACCTCTTCCTCGACTCCATCGCCCTCGACGTGGACGGCGACGCGGCCATGATTCTGACAGCCTCGGAGAGCGGGTTTCCACAGGTGCAATTCATTTCAGCCGACCGGATCACGGGGCAGGAAGCGGAGATCAAAGAGGGGGAGTTTAAGGGCGCGAAGCTGGTCAACGGCTGCATCCTGTCGCCCGTCGGGCGCGTCATCGGCTACCGCATCCAAGGCGAGAACCCTGACGAATTCACCGACGTTTCGAGCTACAACTGCCAGCTCCTCTTCGAGCCGGAATGGCAAAGCCAATCGCGCGGCATCCCGCGCATCGCGCGCGGCTTGCTGACGTGGTTCAGCCTGCAGGACGTGAACGAGTTCTTGATGCGCGGGGTGAAGCTGGACGCTTCCCAAGGCATCCTGCACTACACCGAGAGCGGCACGGCAGACACGGCATCCACGGCCATTTCTGACAATGACGACACGGCGGCGGACGCTGACACGGACTTGCGGATCGAGAAGCGCGAGGGCGGCGACATCACCTACTTCAAGGCCAACGCCGGCGAGAAGATCGAGTCCTTCAGCAGCGACCGCCCGCACCCCAACACCGAGGCTTTCGTGGCCCGCATGGAACGCTGCGGCCTGATTTCCGTGGGCTGGTTTTACGAGTTGATTGACCCGTCCAAGATCGGCGGGGCGAGTGTCCGGCTCATCCAGGACCAAGCCCGCGCCAGCATCCGCTGCCGGCAGAAGACGCTGCGGAAACGGGCCAAGCGCGCGATCACTTACGCCGTCGCGCTGGCGATGAAAAACAAGCTCATTCCGCGCAATGACGGCGACTGGTATCGCTGGGACTTCGAGCTGCCCGCGCAGATCACCGTGGACGCCGGGTATGACCGGCAGGCCGACGTGGAAGACCTCAAGCTCGGCCTCACCACGAAGAGCGCCGTCGGGGCCAAGTCGGGCAAGTGGTGGGAAGACACCGACCGCCAGCGGGACCGCGAGTTCGACGCGCTCCTGACGCGCGCCAAGGTCCACGCCGACAAGTTCAACCTGCCGCTCGACTATGTGCTCGACCGGCTGGAGCAGCGCAACCCCAACCCCGCCACCATCGCCCAAGATTTGCAGCAGCAACCCGCCGCCCCGTCGGCCACCAAGCCATGAAATATCCCCTCATCGCCGCCAAGGTTTCCCGCGAAATCTGGGCGCTCACGCCGGACGTGTTCAGCGCCATCCACGCCGCCGTCTTTCACGGCCAGACCTTCGCCATGCCTATGCCCGAACCGCCGGGCGAATATGACACCATTGAGGAAGACGCCTTCACCTCGGGCGGCAGTCTCACGCGCGTCATCCCGGTCTTCGGCATCCTCGGCAAACACCTGGACAACATGGAGATGGCTTGCGGCGGATGCTCCATTGACGGCGTTTCCGCGCTGCTGACCGCTGCTGACAAAGACCCCGACTGCGAGCGCATCGTCATGGTGTTTCACAGTCCCGGCGGCACGGTGACGGGCATCCCTGAACTCGCGGCCAAGATGCGCGACGTGGGCACCCGCAAGCCCATCATCGCCTACACGGACGGCCAGTGCTGCTCCGCTGCCCTCTGGCTCGCGTCACAGGCTGATACGTTTCTGGTCTCGCCCTCGGCGTGCGTGGGCAGCGTGGGCGTGTATAATCTCACCCTCGACGAGTCCCGCCGGATGGAGATGGAAGGGGTGAAGATCACCGCCATCAGCGACGGCAAATACAAGCTCGCGGGCGCACCCTTCCGCGCCTTGACCGCCGAGGAGACCGCCCAAATTCAGGCCCGCGTGGACAGCATCGGCGTGGCCTTCCGCGCCGCCCTGACAGCCTCGCGCACCATCGCGGCGGAGGATCTGCAGGGCCAGACCTTCAACGGCGAGGAGGCGGTGGCGAAGGGGTTTGCGGACGGGCTGGCAAACGACCTCCAAGAGGTTTTAGAAATTGCGGGCGGTTGACTTCGCGCCAGAGGCAAAGGCCATGAGCTACTTTGTCAACCTCACGAAGGCGAACGCCGACAACTCCCGGCTGTCCGCAGAACTGACCAACGTCTCTGCCACGCTGGCCACCGCCACCTCGGCGCTGGCCGAGCGCGACACCGCCGCCGAATCCTGCCGCGCGCAATTTGACGCCAGCCTGGCCGACCTCACCGAGAAGCTGTCCGTCGCTTCCGCGCAGATTGCCACCCTCACCGCTGCCGCGCAGACCTCCGCCACGCAGGCCGCTGAACTCATCGCCGCGCAGGGCGTGCCCATCGGCAACCTGCCCAAGGACGGCGGCAGCAAGCTCAACGCCGCCGAGCTTGGTTTGCAGATTCGCGCCGAGGCAGACCCCGCCAAACGCGCCGCGCTTTTCGCTCAACTTCAGTCGGTCTGGAACTCCAAAAACTAAACACCTATGGCAAACGCACTCGGAACACTCAGCTCATCCCTCATCCTTCAGGAAGCGCTCGCGCTCGCCGTGAAGGTCCACCCCGCGCTCACTTCCGTCGTGACGGACTTCTCGGCGGAGCCGCTGAAGAAGGGCCAGAGCGTCATCACCCGCACGCTGTCCAAACCGACGGTCAACAACTTCGGCACTGCGGCCACGGATGCCGCCGACGCCGATGTGACCGTGACCCTCTCGAACTTCAAGGAGGTCCGCTATAAGTTCACGGCCGCGGAGGTCGCCAGCACCAGCCGCGACATGATCCGCGAGCGCGCCATGCCGATGGCCTTGGCGATTGGCGATTACCTCGCCCTGCTCATCTCCACCCAGCTCGCGCTGAACAGCGACTTCTCCACCGAGGTCGTCGAAGTCCTGGCGGACGTGGACTACGAGACGCTGACCGCCGCCCGCGAAGCCCTCACCGCGACGCTCGAAGCGCCTGCCGGTGGTCGCTACGCCGCCGTGAAGCCGGCGGCCTACACCAAGCTCCTCAACGACCCGCTCTGCAATCGCACGCAGAAGCAGGCCGGCCTCGACCCCATCGCCTCCGGCCAGCTCGCGCAGATCGCGGGCTTCGAGAACGTCAGCGAGTGGCAGGGCTGGCCGACGACTGACAACGGCATCGGTGCTTTCTGGCACAAGTCGTCCGTCTGCCTCGCCGTGCGCCCCATCGCCAACCCCGAGGACTACGGCATCAAGTTCCCCGGCAACATCGGGATCGTCACCAACCCCGACCCGAGCGCGCCCTTCTCGGTGCTCGCCTTCGAGTCCATCAACGCCAGCGACCTCTCGGTTGAGACGGTCATGGTGTTCCTCGCCGGCGTCGCCAAGGGCAACAATATGTGCGCCCGCCTCGTCACCGCCTAAGTCGCTGACCCATGGCCCGCATTCACATCATCGTATCGCACACGGGCGACAAGCCCGTGGTGCTTTACATCGGCGCGGACGGCACGCAGGCCGACGCGGCCTACGAGACGGCCAAGGGCGTGGACACGGTGGAACACTACCGCTACCCGCAGCCCAGCAAGCGGCGGGGCGGCGACAACGCAGCCCGTCAATGCGTGGTTCGGGATCACTCCGAAACCCCCGTTGCCGCTCCGGCCAAGACCAAAGCCGCGAAGGTTTAAGAGCAGCAGTTTCAACAGGCCCGCCCGTTTCAACGCGGGCGGGCCTTTTCAATTATGAGCCGACTCTCAGACGCCATGAATCGCGGCCTTGCGCACCACCGCGCGGCCCAAGGTTCGCCCACGTTCACCTTTGGGGCGGCGACCATCGCGTGCGTGGTGTCCACCTCGAAGCGCGGCACGGTCCTCGAGGTGGGCGGCATGATGGCAGAGATTGCGCTGACGCTCATCGCGCGCCAGTCGGACATCACGGGCACGGTGCCGACGGCTGGCAAGACGCTGACGCACGCCGGGACCACCTTCCGCGTGCTGGCCGTGGGCAAGACAGCAGGCGGCAGCACCTACGAGTTCGACCTGGGGAATGCGAACCGATGAAGCCGACGATCACGATTGAGATGCGGGAGTTCAACGCGGCCCTCGCGGCGCGGGTGCAGTCCACGAAAAAGACGTTGCCTCAAGTGGTCAACCAAGCGGCGTTCAACGTGGCCGCGCGGGCGATGCGCGGGACCAAGCCGGGAGCGATGGGACTGGCCCCGGCGAAGTGGGCGGTCCAGCGGTATATGGGACTGGCCGGCGGGCGACCGCAGGGCGGGCGAACGGGCGGAAGCACCAAGGGCAAGTCAGCGGCGCGGTCCTTGCGAAGTGTCACGCTCATCGCCCAAGCGGCGTTTTTCAAAAAGCATGGCCACGGCATCGGCAAGGGGAAGAGCAACCGACGGACGAAGCGGATCCGCCAGAACACTTCACAACAGGCTTCGCTCTTTGGCAGGAACGGGAAACGGAAGGCCAACGACTACGGCTCCAGCCTCGCGGCCAAACCCAAGGCCGTGATGGGGAGCGACTACGGCGACGCGATGAAGAGATACGCGGGCAAGGTTTTCAACAAAGCGGTGCGCTCGGTGGGCTACCTCTCGGCGGTCTGGGTGCCGGTGCTGCGGGCATTGGCTCCGCTGGCCAAGTTCAAAGGGATGGCGAAGGGGCTGACCTACGGCGTGCGCTGGAAGACCAGCAGCGCAGCCGGGGCGGTGGTGCCGGCCCAAGCAGGGACCGGCAACGTGGGGGCCATGTTGGACGTGTCCGCTCTGGCCCCGAGGATGACGGGCAGCGCCGAGGCCGTGGTGCGGGTGGCCTTGCAGCAGGCGATTGACGCGGAGGCGGCGGAGATGAAGCGGCACCTCGCCGAGAAACTGGCGCAAGCCTGACTTTATGCCCTCACTCAAAGCGAAACTTGAACAGGCGCTCGGCTCGGTGGCCGGGACGATGACCAGCCCGCCCACCATCTTCTTCGGGGCGGACTCCGATGAGCAGGAGCGCCCGTGCATTGTGTGCCAGGTGATGCCGGGGCGCGAGGAGCCGAGCGGGCTAGGCAACTACTTTTTGCCCTTCAAGGTGACGGTGAAGAGCAACGCGGACCAGCAGGCATCGGAAAACCCGGTGGCCGACCACGACGCGCGCGTCTCGAACCTCATGGCAGCGATGAACCGGGACAACTTGGAGGCGTTGCTGACGGCAGCGGTGGCGGACTTCTCGGTGATGCTCATCCGCAGCCGGCAACTGGAGCCGGACACGGAGGGGCGGAGCTTCACGGACTCCTTTTCAGGGGAGGCGTATTGCTGCCCCAGCGACTTCGCGTAGGGGCTTCAGCGGTTGACTTCAGGGCAGAGGTAACAGGCCGCAACGGCCACACTACCTATGCCACAAACACTCACGGGTCGGGCTACCATTTCGGGCTTCACAGGCGGCGTGTCCTTCACAGGCATCGGCACCCTGTTCAACGAGTCGTATGACGTCGCCGCCAACTCCACCGTCACCGAGCTGCGCGACGGCTTGAACAAGTTGCAGGGGCTTCAGTTCAACGAGGGCGAGCTGACCATGCAGTTGAACTTCACGCCCGTCGCATCCAGCGGCACCAACACCATCGCCGACGCGAAGGCCAGCCTCGCGGCCCCGGCCAACGGGGCGATTGTCACCCTGTCCGACTTCGACCTCGCTGCACTGAACCACGCGCGCTGGGCCTACATGGGCGACTGGAAGATTGCCGGCAAGAAAGACGGCCTTGCGACTTACGCGCTGTCCATCAAGTGCTCGCAAGACGCCAGCACCAACATCGCCACTGCCATCTCGTAAGCGATGAAGCTCTCCACATGGAACGTGATTACCTCGCTGCCGCGCTGCCGGAGCCGTTCACGATCCTTGGCCAACGGCTGACGCCGTTTTCGCTCGGGCATCTGCTGCTGCTGCGTCGGTTTGAAAACGCCTTCGTCGTGCCGGGGGGCAAGCCGACCTTGGACGACCTCACCTTTGCGGTCTTCGTCTGCTCCCAGACCTACGAGGACGCGGAGGTGGCGCTGAAAGACCCCGACCTTCACCAGCAGATTGAGGCGTGGGCGGGCCACTTGGGGCCGTTCAGTTTCACCGAGAAAGCCGCCGCCTTGGAAAGCTATCTGGTGGCCGGCAGTCAGGGGCCGGACGTGAATGATTCCGGCCAGGCGCATCGCCAACCCGGCGCACCTTTCATCCACCGCATCCGCATGGTCCTCCAAGGTCGGCTCAACTATTCTTTCACCGACGCGATGAACTGCCCATGGGGGCTGGCGCTCTGGGACTACTTCGGCTTCTGGGAGATGGAGGGGGCGGTGAAGTTGTTCAGCGAGGAAGACGCCGAGCGGATCGCCTTGGCCAAACTCATGCGCGAAACCATCGGGACCGAGGAGGGGTGGCAATTGCTTCCGATGTTGAGAGATGGGGAGTTGAGAGTTGAGAGGCCCGAAGGGCGCCCAGACTCCATTCCCCCGCTCAACTCTCAACCTTCAACTCTCAACTAGCCAATGGGCTTCAACATCAAAGCACTCATCGGGGCCGACGGCTCGGGATTCTTCCGCGAGATGGCGAGGGTCGAGGCTTCGGCCAAGGGGCTGGGGGGCAAAGTAAAGTCAGCGACCAGCGAGTTTGGTGGCGGCTTGCTGGGCGGCTTCGGCGGGGCCATGGGCGCGGCGGCGGCGGGCGCTGCCGTCGCGGCCCTCGCGGTCAAGACGGCGGAGTATGGCGGGCGCATCAACGATCTGTCGGCGCGGCTGGGCGTGTCCACCGACGCGCTCCAGGAGTTCGACTACGCGATGACGTTGAACGGGGCGACGCTCGAAGACGCCACGGCAGCGATGCAAAAGCTGGGTGCCGCGCGGCAGGACGCGCTTGAGAATGGCGGCGAGAAGATGGACGCCTTCAAGGCGCTGGGCATCAGCGCGGAGCAGCTCAAGACCATGCGCTTGGAAGACCTTTTCAAGACGATTGGCCGGAGCGTGCGGGACGCGGCAGACGTGCAGACGGTGATGGCCGATGCAATGCAGTTGATGGGCAAGGGGTCGGGCAACGTGCTGGCGGCGATGCGCGCGGACTTGGATGCGGCGGCAGACTCCGCGCGACGGCTCGGGTTGATTATTGGCGGCGATGTGATCGCTGCACTTGACGAGCTTGGCGACAGGTCAAGCACGTTTGGAAAGTCGCTGATGGCCGATCTTGCCGGCCCGCTCATCTTCATCACTGACCGAATGTCCGAAATGTTATTGTTGGCGAAGCTGACGATGATGACGCTGGCCGGATTGGGCACAATGATTGTTGACCGGATGAGTGCCGGCGGCGTGGAAAAGGCGCGCGCCACGTTTGAAGCCATGGTGGCGGAAGCCGGACGACTCGCAGATCAAGAGATAGCGAGGACAGCTCCACGGAGGATTGCCCCGCGCGGGCCGGCGGCACTTAATTTTGCGGGGGAAGGAGAGTCGGTGAGGGAGGCGTCTCAAGTCCTCGCCTTGCGCGAGCGGATCGCCAAAATGGACCGGGACGCCCTGCCGCTGGCGGAACGGCGCGCGGCCATCGAGGCGGAGATTGCCAAGCAGCGCAAAGAGCTGGCGGCGGTGGAGGCTTCCCAAGACACCTCGCAAGGCGGGGCGGGTGAGAAAAAAGCGCTGGAGCTGATGCTTGGGCTGCGCGGGATGGAAAAGGAACTGGCCGGACTCAAGGAGGACAAGGGCGGGAAAGGCTTTGACAGCCAACAGAACACGGACTCGCTCTCAAAGAAGGGTCTCTTCATCGGGGCGGGGCCGGCTGGGGTATCGGTCGCGCCGCTCACGGGTCAGCAGGCCACGCGCGAATTCACGCGCATGGTGCAGACGATGGAGCGCCTGATCGCGGTGAGTGAGAGCGGGCACAGCCGGGTCGCAAACGCGGTAGCACAAGCCCTATGACCACCCAGACAGGCAATCCCGGTCCGTTCCGCATTGCGGACGAGGTAGAATGGGACGAGCGCAACGGCACGCAGACGGTGCTCGTCTACCGGGGCGCGAAGCGGGAGATCGAGGGACTGGTCCCGACTTATATGGTGGCCGGCTACCGAGTCAAATGGCGGCAGGAGAGCGGCGACATCTGGCGCATCGAGATCCGCGCAGCGCAGGCTTTGGACGGCAGCGACACCACGGCAGAAGCGGCGGTGCAGATTCAGTGGGACTTGGACGGCAACGACTACAGCATCAGCATCTACAAGCAGATGGTGCTGCGCGCGGTGCCGCAGGAACTTGTGACTTACATCGAGGCTGTGGTGAACATACTTCGGACAGACAAGGATTGGCCGCTGGCCGACGCCATTGAAACGGTGCGCGATAAAGCGGTCCTTGTCAGCTATGACGAGGACAACGCGGAGGGCTGGCTGGAGCTAGTCATGAGCGGCGTGGAGACGCACGACGTGTCCAACTTCGTGCTACGGAAGACCACCACGGCCCCTAACAGCACCGTCTCGGGCGCGACCCTGAACGTGGGCAAGCTCTACACGACCACGCAGTTGATGACCGAACAGGGCAGCTCCATCCCCACAGGCATCTCGGTGGAGTTCCCCAATGGCGGATACTGGAAAAAGAACACGCCCCGACGCAGCACCCAGGGCAACGGCAAGATTCAGATTCAGCAGGACTGGCAGCACACGACCACCTTCTCGGCGTTGCAATACGACCTCGTAACGTGAACGCGCCTCCCGGCCCAATACCGAATGGACCCGGCAAGTTGTCGGAGCATCTGCGCTTCATCTACGAAGAGTTGCGCAAGCTGCAACCCATCTTTGCGCCGGGGCAGACCGGCGCGCGGACCACGCGCGGGGTGAATCTGGACGGTGGAAAGCCAACGGCGGCAAGTGCGCCACTGTATCCAAAGGCGCTATTCGTCCGAACCATTGGCATTGATGCAATGTGGGTTTCCAGACCGACAGGCGTTGACCAGTCAACTTATTGGGCAGTGGGCGACGCTGACCAGTCGGAACATTACTTTTGCCTCAAACCTTTCGAGCTGCAAAACCGCTACTGGTGGGACGAGTCTGGATCGGTTGGCATCCTCAACCTCAAGTATGGGATTGACGACACCAACGTGGACGAGGTGACGGGACCGACGGAAACGGTGGGCACAGGTAACTACACCGCGCCGACCAGCCGTCGGCTGTTCGGCACCGACACGCAGACCATTGATCCCCCGATTGCCACCAACGAACAGACGACCTACGTAGGCACCACGGTCGTCATGGGGATGCGGATTCCAAAGGGGCTGCTGGTGTGCAACGAGAAGGGTAAAGTGGTTTGGGACGCCTTCGACATTTACACCATCGGCGACAAGCCCGAAACGCTCCCCAAGGTTTTGACCTGGGCTTACGACGATCCGTCAGGCCCGCAAGGTTTCACATCACCACCTAAACCGGGCAACTACGACGTGGAGTTTATTGACATGAACACCGACGGACGCCACTGGCAAACGCAGCCGGACCCCTGACCCGTTGACTTTAACCCATAATTAAGCGCATGACACTCGACCTCTACGTTGACCTTCGGAGCCAGACGCTCATCCAATCGCACAAGAACGGGGGCAAATTCGTCGTGCCTCGGCAGTATCGGGAGCAACTGATTCCGCTGCGAATGTTCTATGTGTCGCCCAACGCCACGGGCGGCGCGGCCAATCCCTACACGCTGGAGGACAGCAGCGCTTACACGTCCGTGCGCGTCGGCATCGGCGGCTTTGACAACCCGCTCGCGGTGAGTTCAGCGATGACTTGGAACTCGGCAATCCTAGGATGGGAGGGTGGCACGCTGGACCTGAACACGGTTGAGATGTCGGACGCAGTGGACGCGGCAAACGGCGGCGAGCTGAGCCAGATTTTTGAGACCGAGGCTTTCAATGCTGGGTCGCTCATCAAAACGCAGGACTCGGTGGTCGTGAAGCGCACGGTGTTGACCAGCTCGGGCGGACTGCCTAACCCGGTTTCAAATACAAACTTCGCCAACATCCTCGAACTCATTCTTGTCGACTCTGACACCATTGACGTGGAGCGCACGGGCAACGAGTTCCAGTTCCATGTGCGGAGCAAGGCGCTCGGCGGAATCGGCGCGGACGTGGACGGCATCTACACCCAGCGCATTGGCGACGCGCCGGCCATCCTGGGCGAACTTGCCACCGGCTTCGCAACCACAGCACCCTCGGGGGCGGGCTTTGCAGTGACGCCGAGTGATGATTCGGTGACGGCGACGGTGGGCGGGGTGGCGGGCCAATGCTACAAGATCAAGGCGCGCGTGGTGGGCCAGATCGAGCGCAAGAGCATCAGCGGCGGCATCCAGACCCCGGCAGACAACGCGCTCGCCTATCGTGGCGGCACGCCGGCGGCGAACAATTTCAACCATTGGTATCTCGAGATTTCCGACCCGGCGCAGGTCATCCACCTCAACCGCATCGCGGGCGCGGAAGGCCAGCCATACACCGTTGGTGCGGATTACTTCGTGGACTTCCTGGCCTACGCAGGCGCGACCGTGACGCTGGCCTTCGACACGATGGACGGCGTCTCTTACCTTGCCAACGACCTCACGGTGACGCAGGAGATGGCCGAGGAGGTCGCTGCCGAACCGGACGCGGTGACGAGCTATTCACTGACAGCCTCGACGACCAACGCCACGCAAACGGAACTCCTCACTGCCGCCTCCGCGCGGTTGACGCTGCCGGATAATACCGCGTGGGGTTTCACTGCGCTATTTACGGGGAGGTGTAATTCTCCCGCCGCCTCCGAAACCTGCGAATTCAAAGGCCAAGTTGTTCGCGCTTCTGGCGCGGCGACTGTTGTAATCTCCGCCCTCCAAGAGAACCCCATCGGCGACAACACGGCAGGCCGCTTCATGTGCCAAGCCGACACCACGAACGGCGCGTTGCAGTTCCTCGCCACGGGCGCGGCGGCGCAGACTTGGAAGTGGGGCTTGAGCGTGCAGACCGTTGAAGTGACACCTTGA